GTGAATTTTGGGGTGAGACGCTAAATAAAGTCATCCATGCGGCCGGGCTCGAACCGTTATTGCATCACTGCGGCATGTCGGATATCTAGCGTTAGATCTCGAAAGGGAAATCGAATAGGGGGGTGTGTTCCAATTCGTCAAGTCCAAACGGGAGATAAGTTGAGTAAAATACTGACTCGAAGGGAGGGAGTACCTCACTCAACTCATTTCCCGGATATAGAACCTGCATCTTCCCGTTCATCTTCAGATCAGCAACGAGCTCGTTGTAGTAAACTTTTCCGTGTGGAGCAGCAAACTTCAAAGCTTCTTCGATGTTGGTCCGAAATTGATCGGGATTCTTGCGGGGTCTATACCAATTAAGAAGATTTCCAATGGTCTTCTTGTCCATCCCCGGGAGATAGTAGCCCGGGATCACTGAGTCAGTGAATGCTGATTTGAGGAACGAAATGTCCTCAAAAGTGTCTGAAGGTGTCAAGTCCGAAACTTTGTCGGGCATTGTAACAGTCATTCCAATCTCGGAGGCAGCTTTTGCCAACTCGATTCGGTTATACTTCAACAACGCCTCATTTATTTTCGGATCTTCACTCTTCATCACCGCGTGTAAGCCATCATCACCAAGGAAAATATTCCTTGTATATTTGCGGTACATCGAGATGTGAAGACCTGTTCGAATAAAAGTTATTCGAGACAAGATCATGTTTACCATGATGTTGAAGATTGTCGTGAAACCTCCAGGCACTCCCGAGGGCAGTCCGTGATCATCTGTATAGAGAGTAGAACCATACAGATGGAGAGTATGGCCTATTTCAAAGGCAATAGTCTCTCTCGCCAAGCATTCTTGATCAATGTGGGTTTGATCCTCCTGGAACATTCTGTACCAGGTGTTGATAATCTTCGCAATTTGCTTATAGAATTCAGCAAGTTGCGAAGAATCGAACTTCGAAAAGTCCACTCCGAAAAGAGTCATCGCCTGCTTGTAGAGCATTCCAAAAGCAGGCCATGATGCTCGGGGATCAACACCTAGGGCAGACTCCAGGGGCAATCCAACTAGGTCGGGGTCCATGAAGAAGATCCGAAAGGCTCCAAAGAGCACATTCATACAGATCATGAGATCTAGAGGAGGCGCGTTGATAATGCGCGTCGCTCCTGATCTACACTTCGCTTTGGGGCGAAGTTCATCCTTCATGACATCCAACCAAATTGAATTGTCAGGGATCTTCCCTTGCATGGCTAAGGCCATCCGTTCGTGAACGCGAGCAGCTAAAATAGGATCTGTTAGATCATATTTTAGTCGTTCGCCTTCTTTCTGGATTCGTTCCTTGAAAAAGGGGAACTTCCCTTTTCCGTGGTGTTTCTTGTTCCACGGATATCCTGGGGAGTTCCTCATTTCAAGGCCAGTCTCAGCCATGTGAGGGGGTCCATCAACCCCATTCACCGCCTCATCTAGAGTGAGAAGGCGGGGAGTGAGTTTGATGGGAAGATAGGAAAGTTCGTCGATGATGGCTTTTGTGGCCACATCAACTTCTGATTCATTCTTGAACCAAGAAGAAAGACGGTCAGTCTTCTTGACCAAATCACGGTCAAAGACTGCCGGGTCATCGAGCCTTGGGTCCCTGTTGGAAAGGACTGCAGGTTCGTGAGTGACCTCACAAACTTCTCCGAAGATAGGAGAAGGTTGCAATTCGGTTCTTCTTGGTTGAATGAATGCATCAGAAGCTGAAACTCGTCCATGAAAGTCATGGTAGAGCAAGGTGGTCTCAGAGTCAGCATCGGCGGACATCTCGAAGTCTACTTGGGATGGTTGAAAAGAAGGTTCTGTGAAGCCAGTTTCAACGGACTCCAATGCTTCGATGGTAATAGGAACAGCTCCTGCTATTCCCTTACCACCAAAGGCATGGATTCCGCAAATCTTGCCTAGATTTCCAAAGAACGTCGGGTTAGTGACGACCCATGGAGATCCACAGATCCCTTTTTCTCCACCACCTCGAGCGACAATTGCGAGGGGGATCTTGGTCGAGGTCATTGTTGCTGCATTGAATGGAAGTTCTGATTCAGTGTAGGCAAAATTGGAGAAGTTGGTTATGACATCGCTGATGCGATAACCATCCTGTCCAGTGACTCGATCAAGATCCTCCTCGTGGAGAAAGTGGTTCGAGATGTCTTTGAAAGTTCCAGTTTTCCAACCGGTCTTCCAGAGCACAAGGTCCATGGGCTGGTCATCTTCATAAATGAAGTCGACTGTATCAGCCACATGGAACTTGATCGGGAAAGACTCAAGGCGAGAGGTAGCGGTGTTTGGAGTCCACCGTTCCATTGCGATAGTCGCGCCTTCCGGAATCATGGCCATGAAATGGCGGTTGACAATAAGGATATCCTTTTTCCAACCAAGTGCTCGGATAGAATACCCACAAGCTGACAGTCTCACCGTGTTCCTCTTTACTAAAGGGAACATGGGGGGAATGTCAGATTGTGCTGTCTTCTTTCCGACACCTTTCTTGACTCCGGTTGGGCGAGCAACTCGCACCTTGCCTTTAGTCCCAGAAGTGGGAGAACCAGAGTTATACCAACTAGCTTGTGATTCAGAGGAGAAAAACTCGCTAACTAGTATATCCTGGTCGTCCCGCTTCTGGGACTCAGTTGGAGTCTCGTCCTCAGATTCAAGTCTGGGGTCGAGGTTCCACCAATTGGAGAAAGATACAACTCCTTGAATAGCTAGTTGAAGGGCTATACCAAGGGCATACCACTTGAAAAAGTTCATCAAGATGGGATATGTTGCATACCAACTGGCGTAGGCTTGGGAAGCTCTTCTCCATGATTTCCAGATGAAATCATAGACAGGGTTTCCGGAAGAAACTCCGCCCATCGAAATTTTGACATATTTTTGGATGTGTTGTTGGCACGTCCAATGCATATGCCAAAATTTCGTTGGACCGAGGGTTTCCGCTGCCATGAAGGCGGCGTCTTGAGACTCATGAAGGTAAAGAGTTTTACCATAACAAGTCTCTCCAAACACATGGTTCCAATCAAGACCCATAAGGATATTGTCCGAGTAATCTTCTGAGATTAACCATTGAATATCCTTATAGATCTTGGCTGGTTCCACGGTCGGAACCCCAGGTCTCAGCCTAGACAGGTTCTTTACGATCCTGTTTATCCTGAGAGCTCGGTTCTGACTAGATGAACGAGACTGGAAATGAGTGTCCCAGTC